GAAACAAGCGTTTCGTATCGCATTGCTCAACCAATTGCTTGAAGAGCATTACGATAAATATAGTGGGAACTAATCAAAAGGAGATAACAAGTGAACATCAAAGATTACGCAAGCAAACCAGAACTAGTAGAAGTCATATTAGACGGCAAAGAACTTGTCGAGAGATATGGCGAACCTATCACATTCTACACATTTAACATCGTGCGCATGTCAACATATTTTGACTTCTTCAATGCACGAAGCAATAACGAATTTAGCAACCTTGATAAGATGATGAAAGCCATGATCTTAGACAAGGATGGCAAGCAAGTACTTGCAGATGATGAGGATCTACCAATTGATATCGCGGCCGCGGCGATCAACAAGATTGGAGAAATCTTGGGAAAACCACAGAGCAAGGCATCGACCCAAACAGTTGGGGAAGCGCAAAAATGATCACGATAGGTCGTATGGCTGAAAAGTATGGCATGTTACCACATCAAGTGGAAGAACATGCCACCACGTACGACTTCATGATTACCGATGTCCTTGCTGCCTACGATAGTTATCAGATGGAGAAGCAAAGAGCGAAAGGTACAGCACCAAATCCTAACGCTTATAAACTTAACCAAGATCAATTGCAAACTATATTGAATAAAGGCAAGCAGAAGAAATGAGCAATATCGTAGATCGCCTCAATCAAGTATTAGACACATTAGACGAAAAATCTATAAGCAAATTCGCACACAAAGAATTTGTCGCTAATACTCCTGTGCGATCAGGTAATGCTAGACGCAAGACAGTACTGCAAGGTAACGAGATACAAGCGAATTATGGATATGCAGAAGTACTAGACAAAGGTCGTCACATGACTAATCGAGGTATGCGTGGTAGCACACAAGCACCTAAAGGTATGACTAAGCCTACATTAGCATCAGTACGTGATTATGTCTACAAGAAATTGGGAGTGAGAATATAATGGCAACGATAGATCAATATAAAATACAGATCGATGTCAATGGACAAGGTAAAGTCGATGACCTTAATAAATCCGTAAAAAATGCTGATAAGAGCCTTGAAGACTTACAAGATCAAGCAAAAAAGACTGAGCAAGCGTTTAATACATTAGGCAATGGTCTACAGAAAGTAGGCAACATTGCCGCTGCCGCACTAGCATTGATAGGTGGTACTGCACTTAGAACAGCAGATGAGATGAACGATCTTGGCGATGCCTTTGGTCTCAACGCAGGTTTCGTCAAAGGTTTAGCGCAAAGTTTAGAAGAAGCAGGTGGTAAGTTCGATGGCGTAGGCAAAGTCTTGATGAACTTCTACAAGTCATTAGACGAAGTTGCCAATCTCAATGTCGATACACAAGAAGCATTCAAAGAACTAGGTATTACGCTTAAAGATTTAGAAGGTAAGACTAACATACAAATCTTTGAGCAAGTCATCGAAAAACTTGCAGGCATGGAGCAAGGCGCGGCAAGAACAGCACTAGGTATCAAGATATTTGGTAAAGAGTTTGCTAGCATCGATCCTACAAAATTACAACAAATATTACAGACAAAAGATTTCGCACGACTAGAAAGCGAAATGATGATGGCGGCAGCCGCTACTGCCGCTATGGAAAAGAATTTCCGTATGTTGCAAGATGCATTCTTGCGTTTCATAGAACCATTCTTAGGTGGCGCACAAGACATGGTGTTGACTGCTGAAGAAGCAGACAAAGCGATCAAGATATTAGCCGCTACATTCGCATTAGCATTTGGTGCAACTGCTGTAGCCAATGTCATAAAGATGGCAGCCGCTATAAAACAAGTTGCAGCCGCCGGCGCATTATTAGCAAAGAATCCTGTACTTAGAGCATTAGCATTAGGTGGTCTTGCTGTTGGCGGAGTCATGGGTGCTGATGCATTGATGAGTGACGATGGTGGCACAGACTCAGCGACTAAAGCACAAGACGCAGTTAATAAAGCCAAAGAACAAGAAAAAACAATTGGTCAAGTTATTGCCGCCCAACAAGAAGCAGCCGCACAAACACAACAAAGAACATTTGACCTACAAAATAAGACTACACAAGCGGCATTAGAATATCAAAAAGCAGTCAATGGTACTGCTAATCTAAGTAAACAAGAAGCAGAACGAGCCAAAGTTCGTCTTGAAACTGAGCGTCAATTAAAAACTGATCTTGCTAACATAGATGCCAAGATCACAGAAGAACAAAACAAAAAAGGTTATGTCAATCAAGCATTGATAACAACCTATGAGCAACAAAAACAATTAATCAAAGAGCAATCTGCTGAGAGTGAGAAACAAAAACTAGCGGCCCTTGCTATCGCAGAAGCAGAAAGAGCAAGAGTAGTAGAGTTACAGAAACAATTAGGTATCATGCAACAACAGAGCGAGAAGTCTGTTGCTATGCAAGATGCAGAATTAGCACGCCAAGTCATCACAGGTCAGATCACAGAGAAGCAGAAATCGCAACAATTAGAACTGATCAAGATACAAGAAGCAGGTGCATTGAAAGAATTGCAGTTGGCACAACAGATCGCGGCTGAAAAAGACGATATCAAGAAAAAAGAATTACAAAATGAATTGGAAAGAGTCAAGGCTGCTACTGATTTTGCCATACAAGAAGAAAGACGTAAACGCTCAGAGCAAAAAGCATTAGAAGAAAGTTATAGCGCAGGTGTTGTTAAAGGATTAGAACAGATCGCTGATCAATTCAAGCCTATCAACATGGCGCAGAAAGCAGTACAAGATACATGGGGCAACATCAGCAATGCTGTAGATTCATTTGTAGAGACAGGTAAATTTAAGTTTAGCGATTTTGCTAGAAGCATCGTTGCTGATCTTGCCAAGATGATAGCAAAAGCATTGATCTTCCGTGCGATATCAGGATTCATGGGCAGTATTGGCATACCATTGCCAGGCTTTGCTGAAGGTGGTAGTCCAGAAGTAGGCAAACCAAGCATCGTTGGTGAGAAAGGTCCTGAATTATTTGTACCTAAGCAAGCAGGTACAGTCATACCTAACAATAAATTGGGTGATGTCATGTCCTCACAGCCAATGCAACAGCAACCTGTAGTAAACAACTATAACTACAATAATAACATCAATGCTGTAGATGCTAAATCTGTAGCGACATTGTTCTATGAAAATAGAAAAGCATTGTTCGGTGCTACAAATCAGGCAAGAAGAGAATTGCCATATGGCGCGGCAGCATAATAGGAAAAAGTCATGGCAGGATTACAAACAATTTTAAACAAATGTAATGCGATCAGCATAGATCGTAGAAAGGTCGCTGGTATACAATTCACAAGAAACGAGATACCAAGAGTAAGTCTCACGCCAACTAAGAATCCATGGCGTTTCACATTAAAGATGCCTGCTAGTTTGCAATATTATCAGAATCGTGATCTGTTAGAAGCATTAGACACCATGGATGTCGTCAGTCCTGAGATCGTGACATTTAGCGACAATGCGTGTTTGAGTTGGATATTCAGATATCAAGGTCAATTGAGTTTGCAACAACGCAATCAAATTACTGTGCAAAGTTTCGTTGGTAATCAATTAATTTTGACTAATCTACCAATCGTACCTAGCACTACAGTAATATTTGAACCAAACGATTTGATACAATTAGGTAACTATCCATACCCATTCACTAGCACTACAAGAGTTACTAGAGGTAATGGTAGCACGATAACTGTGACAACGAACAGACCAAACATATTGACATCAAATGTCGTAGGATTAGGAATCACAGTAGGTAATGCATGTGAGTGGAACATGTTCTGTCCAAACATGCCTACATATACACTAGTACCTGGCGCATATGTTCGTCCTAATGGTACAGTAGTCAATAACGCATTGATAGAATTTAGCGAAGATTTCCAACTTTATGAATATGTAGGTACAGCATGAGTACAAGTATACCAGCAGTTTCAAATAATAAAGCAAATGTCACTAGCGCAGAGTTTGTGCAATTAGTGATCTATAATAATTATTTGCCTACAGACGCAGATGATTTAGATGTGGGTCAAGAATACATCATCAAAACTAGTGGTAATACACCATGGACTAGTTTAGGTGCTAGTAGTAATATCGCAGGTACTGTATTCACAGCAAATGCAAACATAGCAAACACTACAGGTACAGCAGATGAGATAGAATTTTTGACATTCAGTAGTGCATACACTAATGAGATTATAGCAGGTAATGTTTATACGCCATTAGGTGGATTGTTAAGCGTAGGCGCACAACAACGTAGCATCCGTGTTACAGCAGGCGATACAAGCATAGCGATCAGCGGTGTCAGTGGTAACAATATCTATGAATTTCTAGAGAGCCAGGGACAAGTGCGCGGCGGATTGGTCAAGATATATCGTGGATTCTATGATAATAACTATGTGTTGAGCAATGCTTATCTAAGATTCACAGGTATTGTGACTAATTATGGCATCAGTGAAGAGCGTGAAGAACGCCTTGATAATTACACAATAACATTTGACTGTAGCAGTTATAAGACTGTGTTAGAAAACAGAATCGCAGGAAGAAAAACAAACAAGGAAAGTTGGCAGTTCTTTGATAGCACAGATAGTAGCATGAACAATGTCACAAGCCTATCAGGATTCACATTTGATTTCGGTGTCGATCCTAAGTCTAGACAAGTAGTACCAAATCCTAGCGGTGGTAGTGCCGCAGGTAGTAGCGGTGGTATGGTAGGACCTCGAGGCATACAGAGAGATTAATTATGGGTATCTTTAGTAAAATAGGTAAAGCACTTAAAAAAGTTATAGGCGTAGTCGCCGCTGTTGCCGCCGCTGTGTTCATACCAGGCGCAGGTGCATTCATAGGTAAAGCATTATTAGGCGCGGCTATCAGTATAGGTGCTAGCAAACTATTAGCAAAACGCGGTGCAGATGCTCCTGCAGGTGGTGATGCAGGTGGTCGAGTACAATTACCTCCTGCTACAGAAAACAAATTGCCTATAGTATATGGTCAAGCATGGGTCGGTGGTCCTATCACAGACGCAAAGATAAGTCAAGATCAAAAATACATGTGGTATTGTATCGCTTTTGCAGAAAAGACAGATACAGGGTCATATACTTACGATCTTACAAATGGCGTATATTACGATGGCAAATTAGTACAGTTCGGTAGTAATGGTGTAGTCACAGGATTGATCACAAACAATAGCGGATTAGGTACTGCTCAAGTCGATACACGCATGAGTGGTAAGATTTATATTTGGTTATTCAGTAATGGTAGTAGTTCAGGCGTGAACACAGGTGGTCAGACTGCTATACAGATCATGAGCGATAGCAGTACAGGCGGTGGTATATATCCAAGCGAATTGCGTTGGAATGGTTCATTGTACATTAGCAATGGACAAAGCGCAGATATGACTAACACAGCATTCGCAATCGTGCGTGTAGAATATAATCCAGACGCAGGTACTACAGGGCTAGGATCACTACAAGTCAAGTTAACTAACAACATGGGCGCAACTAATGGCGCAAGACCAGGTGATGTGATACTTGATTATCTACAGAATGAAAGATATGGTTGTGCTATTCCATTGAGTCAAATCGACACAGGAAGTCTCACAGCATTGAATGCATATAGCAATCAACAGATAACTTACATCGATGTCAATGGTAGTCCGCAAGTACAGAATTATAGATATCGAATCAATGGCGCAGTAAACACAGCGGCAACATGCTTGAACAATTTGCAGACCATGGTCGATAGTTGCGACAGTTGGTTGCAATACAGCGAAGCGACAGGTAAGTGGCGTGTTGTCATGAACGCACCATTCGTAGGTCCAGAAAGTCAATTGTTCTTAGCAGATAGCAACAATATCATTGGTGGCGTACAGATCAATCCTGTCGATCTCAATGAAACATACAATCAAGTAGAAGTCGCATATCCAAACAATAACATCAAGGATCAGACAGATTATCAAGTCATCGATTTAACAAATCCTGCAAATTGGAGCAATCAAAACTTTGATGACATATTGAGTCCTAACGAAGCGACTAATAGATTAAACATCAGTCTACCATTAATCAATAATGCTGTCACAGCAAAATATTTGGCAGCAAGAAGACTATTACAGAGCCGCGAAGATATCGTTATAAGTTGTCAATTAGATTATTCAGGTATACAGATAGAAGCAGGTGATGTCATTCGTGTAGGTCAACCTGACTATGGTTGGGGACCTATCAGCACAAATCCGAACAATCCATACAAATTGTTCCGTGTCAGCAATGTAAGCGAACAGACCACAGACGACAATAGTTTAGTCGCTAACATAGAAGCATTCGAATACAATGCAACAGTTTATGCTGATAATGCTATCACAGATTTCGTACCTGCTGACAATACAGGTTTGACTGATCCTAATGTTATCAGCAAACCATGTCCTCCATTGGTGACGACACTAGATGACATTGCTACACCGGTTATTGATGCATTTAAAGTCGAGACTTGCGTGCCTGATCAAGGTACAGTATTGTACATGGATTTCAACTATGGTACAGATAGTAATGTGCAGACGCATCAATTATATCGCACGATACAAAGCGCAGGTGGCATACCATTCACAAATAGTGACAGCGCAAATGCATATTTTAACACGATATCTATAACTGTCAATGATCTAACAGCCAACACATACTATTGGAGTGCTACTGCACGAAATGACACAGCAGGTCGTTATAGTGATGGTAGCGCATCATATACATGGGGAGGCGCAAGCATACAGCCCTACAATCCTGACACTACAAGAGGTGGATTGCCAGGCACAAGTTATAGACCAAACAGTATTCCTGCTAGTGCAATCGCAGGTGGTGGTGCCGGCGCCATTTCAGTACAGTACGTAGGAAATAATGTAGTAGCACCTGCTTCAACAATAAATTTTCGCGGGGGCGTAGTAGCAACAGTTGGATCAAATGCATCTACAGCAAATGTAACATTTGCAGGTATAACTGAATATCCATATGGTACATATAATTATAGTATAGGTGATCCCCCTGCTAATATTGTAACCACTCCTGTAAATGTTAATACATTTGGAATTGATTATAGAAGTGCTAATTTTGATATTCCGAAATATATAGAAGGCAATAATCCAGGTGCAAATTATATATGGCCATGGTATCAAGGCACTAGCGATACTGCTAATGGATATGTTGCAAATAGTACAGGATCATTTACTCCTGCTACTGCCGCTGTTTTCAACATTGAAAATGGTGATAATGGATATTATATTTTAGATGTTAGTGACTATACATATTTCGGAAATGCAGGAATTACTGCACCCAGTGTGCAGATATTAGGAGAATATTGTTTTGTTGCTAATGTTGACGCAACAATACAATTAGTGAAATGGGGCAGTAATATTGCTAGTCCAAATAATATACAAGGAGTCACGACCAATTTTAGTCAAGTTGATTTAGTAGCAAATGTGCCTCAACAAATTAGATTTTATGATAGTCTTATAGGTGCTACTGATATCTCAGGTATATTGATAAGAAACATAACACCAAATAGCAATGTTACAGCAGTAACTGGGACATTTTTAGTATCTGCTAATATCCCGCCTCCTACTGTACTATAACATGCTAACGAATAAATAATATATATAGGAAACAAGAATATGAGTTTACTACTAAACGGCGCAAAAACGATGACAATAGCAGGCACAGAGATGCAATGCCTGGAAATCTATACCGGAGAAGCATATACTTTTCCTATATCGTTTACTGACGCAAACGGCAATCCTGCTAACGCATTAGTACCAAATGCATGGGCATTATCACCCACAGCAAAGTTTTATGAAGTATCCGATGTAACTTATGTCGATGATAATAATGTGATACTAGGCAATTTGACATTAGCGACTCAACCCGCGGCTAACGCATATACATTAGTCGCAAATTGGACTAATGCTCAGATAGGAACAGCATATCTATATGTTGGTAATAACATCACAAATAGTGGTAATAGTACACCTAATGTATCATTAGCAAATACTGCCGCACCAAGCACATTGGTAATAGTGACATTACAAGTCAGCAAACAAAGCACTGCAAATGCAAGTTTAGCAGACATAAACAAAGAGCCACTAGGCTTCATCGTAAGGTATCAATAATATGGCTGAGATAATTGTCGATCAGACTGATCTAAACATTACTATAACACCTAACACTACACAATTGAATGTGTTTGCAGGTGGATACGCCTGTGCGCAAGGTAACACTACTGAATTTCAGTACAACAATGGTGGTGTATTAGCAGGCGCAAATGGATTGACATACAATAGTGGTTCACAGACCACTACAGCCGCAAATCTAACAGTAACTAATGATACTAATCTAGGCGCTGTAGGTAATGTCACTATCACAGGTGGCAATGTCAATCAATTTTTACAGACCGATGGCGCGGGTGGATTAAGTTTTGCTGATGTCGCAAACGCAAACTATGCGAATTTTGCAGGCACAGTATTAACAAACGCACAACCAAATATCACAAGTGTAGGTACACTTAGCAATCTAACTGTGTCAGGAAATGTCACAGCAAACTATTTCTTAGGTAATGGTAGTCAACTGACTGGATTAGCACCTGGCGATAGTATCAGCAATGGTACAAGTAATGTCAGAGTGTTATCTGCCAATGGTGCAGTAGCGATTGGTGTCAATGGTAACGCTAATATCTTAGTAGCAAACAGCACAGGTATCACAGTCAATAGAGCGAACCTAGGTAGTGTAGCAAATTTAAATATCACAGGTGGTAATAACGGATTCGTATTACAAACTGATGGTACAGGTAATCTTACTTGGACTGCAATGACAGGTAACGCAGGTAACGGTACTGTAGGTGGTTCAAATACACAAGTTCAATATAATGATGGTGGCGCATTCGCAGGAAGCGCAGGATTCACATTCAATAAAGCAAGCAATCTGTTATCAGCACCAGGTGGCATAACTGCTGTTGGTAATGTTCAAGGCGCATATCTTAAAGGCGATGGTAGTCTCATAAGCAATATACCAGGTGGTACATCAGTAGCAAATGGTAATAGTAGTATTGCTATAACTGCTAGCAGTGGTAATGCGGTAGTAACGATTAATAATACTGCTACTACAACGTTCACTAATAGCGCAATCAATGTATCAGTTGCTATTAATAGTACAGTAGCAAATGGCACAGCACCTTTAACAGTCAATAGTCAAACAAAAGTAGCAAATCTAAACGCAGATTTACTAGATGGATACAATACTGCTACAGCCAATACTGCAAACACTATAGCATTGCGTGATACTAGTGGTAATGTCTCCGCAAATTATTTTATAGGTAATGGTGCGTTTTTAACAGGTATCGATACTGCTGGAATCAGTAATGGAAACAGCAATGTTAAAGTATTCTCTAATTCTAATGTTGCAATTAGCGTAGCAGGAAATGCTAATGTATTAGTCACTACAGGTACAGGGGTCAATGTCGCAGGTACATTAAACGCCACAGGTAATGCTAATGTAGGAAATCTAGGTGCAACAAATATCGTAGGCACAATAGCAACAGCAAGCCAACCTAGCATCACATCATTAGGTACATTGACAGGACTAGGTGTTAACGGTAACATTACTGCTGCCAACATTACAGCAAACACAGGCATATTCTCAGGTAATGGTAGTGGTTTGACAAATTTAACAGGCGCTAATGTTACTGGCACAGTAGCAAACGCAACTTATGCAATTAGCGCAGGTAGTGCAAATACCGCGGGTACAGTAACTAATGCGGCTCAACCTAATATCACTAGCGTAGGTACCTTAAGTTCATTAGCAGTAACAGCAAACATTACTGCGGGTAATGTTTATGCTAATAGTGGAACTGTAAGAGGAAGCCTGTTAACAGGTACATTGACAACTAATGCACAACCAAACATCACATCAGTTGGAACATTATCAACTTTATCCACAACAGGAAATGCCAATATTGGTAATAATTTAACTGTTACCGGTAATTTAACTGTGCTAGGTAATTTTATTGCTGATTCATTATCAAATGGGTCAAGTAATGTTAGCATTGCTGTAGCAAACGGCAATGTTACTACATCTGTAGGTGGTACTTCTAATGTTCTTGTTGTAACAAGTACAGGTGCAAATATAGCAGGAACTTTACGAGCAACTGGTAATGCTAACGTAGGTAATATAAGTGCTACAACTGCTATAGTTACTACAGGCAATATAACAAATGTCAATAGTACGACTGCAAATTTGACTACTATTAACAGCCAATTATTGCAATCAAGTTCAAGTGGTAATGTAAAAATAAATTTAAGTGATTTTTTCAAAAGTCTTGATATAAATTGTAATAACGCTACATTTTCTCAAATTTACATTACTGAACTTTTAACTACTATAAGAACTAATGCGACAATACAAGGTAATGCTAATGTCACTAATTTAAATGCTACAGCAGGAGTAGTAGCAAGTACATTAACATCAAATGTGGCTACAGGCACAGCACCATTAACAGTAGCAAGCACAACTAGAGTAGCAAATTTAAATGTAGCACAAGCCAATGTTAGTGATTTTATTACTGTGGCCGCGGGCACAGGCAATAATTTTCTTATATTTGCAAACGCGGCAACTGGTAATGTAGCAGAAGTAACAAGTACAGGTATTTTTGCCAACTTATCAAATAATTCTATAACAGCAACAACATTCATTGGTGATTTGAGTGGAAATGCAACTTCAGCAACAAGTGCAACTACAGCAGGTACAGTAACTACAAATGCTCAACCTAATATTACTAGTGTAGGTACTCTAACAAGCCTAAGTGTCACAGGTAATATTTCCGGTGGTAATGCAAACCTAGGTAACTCAGTTGTTGCTAATTACTTTACTGGTAATTTCTATGGTACTGCTAACGCCGCAACAACTGCTGGCACGGTAACAACTGGCGCTCAACCCAATATTACTAGTTTTGGTAATTTAACTACTTTAGTGTTAGCAAATGGTAATGTGATATTAGGTAGTGGTGCAAACAGTGGTACATCACCAACTGGAGTAATTGCATTAGGTCAAGAGGCTAAAGGTTTTGGTAGCACAGCAGGTAATTCTTTTACAATTGCAATTGGTTATAGAGCAGGATACGTTGGCCAAGCAACACGCGGTATAGCGATAGGTCAATACGCAGGTTCTGGAAACGCAGGTGGTATAGCAAATACCGCTAACTATCAAGGACAAAATGCGATCGCTATAGGACATTACACTGGATATAATTCACAAAGTGAAGATGCAATTGCTATAGGAAGATTCGCCGGAGCAAATGCACAAGGAACATATAGTGTTGCTATAGGCGTGGGAGCAGGTGCAAATGCACAAGCAAATAACAGTATTGTGCTTAATGCTACTGGCGCAAATTTAAATGCTAATACTGCTAATGCATTGTTCATAAAACCTGTGAGAACAGTAAACAGTACAGCAGGCTTAAATCAACTTTACTATGATAGCACTACAGGTGAGATTGTAGTTTATGTACCATAATAAATAAGATATAACACGCAACATTGCGAGGTAGTAGTGTTGCGTCAATAATGCGAGGAAGCAGAGATGGCAAAATTCAGTCAAAACACGCTCAATCAAGTGGGCGGATTCGATGGACAAGTATTAGCACAAGAACTTGTCTATAACCAGAAAGATTTCTGGAACTTAGCATGGAGTAACATCACAAGTTACCCAAGCGGTTGGCAGACGGGAACTACCCCGATCAACTTAACAGGTGCAACGATTGATGCGACAATCATTCGCAGAGCCATCACTAACTTCCGTGACAGCAGATCAGGATACGACTTTCAGATACGTGATTATCCACTGATCAGTCAGATCACTACAATCACACAAACGACTACAGGCACAAACATATTGACTTGTGATTCAACAAGTGAATTGTTCATTGGTATGCCTGTACAGTTCAAAGGAACTGTGTTTGGTGGCGTAGCAATCAACACAACATATTATGTAAAAGAAGTCATCACAGCGACTACATTCACGATCAGTGACACTCGCGGAGCCTCGCCAACGTATACTCCAGGCACTGTATTTGCATTAACTACAGCAAGTGGTTCTATGACGATGAATCGCATAGAAGCACTACCCATAACATTGAGCATTACTAATCGTGACAATAGTGCTGGTACTTTCACGATGGTCATCGATGAAGAAACATGGGCTACTATAGGCAGAGATAGTTTGCAAGTCACATACTCAGGACTTCCTGGTGACCCTGATCTAGGAATCAATGCTACAGATCCAGCATGTTTCACAGGCAGAATCAAGATCAGTTTTCCCGCGAGTGGCACTACCCCTGCTTATGATGAGAGCATATTCTTATTGTTCTTAGTCGCAAGCGATGGCGTTTATAACTAAGGAGTCAATGACATGGCAAATCAAGTAAATGTTAATGGCTCAGGTGTCGTACAAGTAAACATTGAACCCACACCAAACGTAGTAGTACAAGTAGATCGTGCGATTGTCCCGCAAGGACCGCAAGGTGCTACCGGACCACAAGGTCCTGCAGGAGCAACTGGTCCACAAGGAGCAACTGGCGCTAGTGGTATACAAGGCGCAACAGGAGAAACTGGAGCAACAGGTCAAACTGGAGCGACTGGTCCACAAGGCGCAACTGGTAGTACAGGACCTCAAGGTAGCACAGGACCTGTTGGTGCTACAGGACCAGAAGGTAGTACAGGCGCTACTGGACCTCAAGGTAGCACAGGACCTGTTGGTGCGACTGGACCTCAAGGTGCGACAGGAGATGTTGGATCAACTGGTGCTACAGGATTAACTGGAAGCACAGGACCTGTTGGTGCGACAGGAAGCACAGGACCAGTAGGTAGTACAGGTAGCACAGGTGCTACAGGCGTACCAGGACCAACTGGAGCGACTGGACCTCAAGGGTACAGTTCAAGCGCATTCGATTATAGAATCAATGCAACTAGTCAAACACCTCCACCAGGTAGTGGTTTCTTACAATATGACAATAGTACACAAACAAGTAGTACCAATTTATATGTTAGCCATCTAACTAATGGTGGTGTAGACATTGATATTTTCTTAGCATTGTTACAAGCGACAGAAGTTCTAACAATACAAGATAGTGGTAACAGCGCAAACTTTCAAAAGTGGACAATCAGTGGTACACCAACTAATGATACCATCAATATGTATTGGACTATTCCAGTAACTATATTATCAAGCGGTGGTACAGGTGCAAGCAACTTTGCTAATAATTTAAATATTATTGTAGCATTGACTAATGGTGTCACTGGTGCTACAGGATTGACTGGAAGTACAGGTGCTACAGGCATACAAGGACCTGTAGGTGCGACTGGTGCTGTTGGTAGCACAGGTCCAGAAGGCGCGACAGGAAGCACAGGACCAGTAGGTAGTACAGGACCAATTGGTGCTACTGGATTGACAGGAGCAACTGGAGATGTTGGTCCAACAGGTGCAACGGGACTTACAGGTGCAACGGGACTTACAGGTGCAACTGGAGATATAGGACCTACTGGTGCGACTGGCGTAGTAGGCCCAACAGGTCCACAAGGTGCTACAGGAGACACTGGCGCCACAGGCTTGACTGGCGCTACTGGTCTTACTGGAGCAACAGGACTGACAGGTGCTACAGGTGATATAGGACCTACAGGTCCACAAGGTAGTACTGGTCCTATAGGCCCTGATGGTGCAACAGGAGCAACAGGCGTTGTTGGACCAATTGGTGCGACTGGTGCGACTGGATTAACAGGTGCCACAGGCCCTGCATTGAGTACTGCTACTACTATCGATATCGTTAGCGAAGGTAACAGCAGTTCAGAATTTAATTTAGTTTTTGCTAATACATTGAGTAATGCTACATTATATGTAGATGATTTTGGTAATAGTATCACAGTAGTACCAAGCACCGGTACAATCAAGTCACAATTCATCGATGTTGATGCTGTAGTTAATGGCGGTGGCGAAGAGATGAAGTTAGACTTTGCTACTGACACCATACAATTCAATGTCACTGGTAAGACTAATGCCATGGTCATCAGCAATACATTAGTCAGTACAAATAATTTTACTGCTAGCGGTAATCTGCGCACAAGTGCTAATTGCATCGTATTAGGTAGTAATGCGTCACCAAACGCTAATGCAAATTTATTTGGAGTATTCATAGGTTTGAATGCAGGTGCTAATATTTTAAATGCTGGTAATGTGATCAAGATTGGTGGCAACGCAGGTTTCAATAGCGGTAACGGTAATGCAATGGCGATAGGTTTTAATGCTGGCTATGATCAAGCAGGCCAAGGCTCAATCGCTATTGGTAACAACGCAGGTTATGCTAATATAGGTGCACAAAGCATCGCTATTGGTCGTAACGCGGCTGCAAATAGTAATGTCACAAATAGTTCTAACAACATCAGCATAGGTAGTTTTTCGCATCATGTCATGCAAGCAAACACTAGTGGTGCTATTGCAATAGGTCGCAATGCAGGTAACAATCCAGGTAATAACTCTATCATCATAGGTTCATACCTAGGTAATGCTTCATCTGCCAATGCTCTAGGTGTAGGTGCTATCGCTATCGGTGCAAACGCTGTATCAAATAATACACCTGCAAGTTCAATTGTATTGAATGCAACTGGTATTGGTTTTGTACCGCCTAATGCTAGTGCATTGTACATTGATCCAATCAGACAAGCAAACACTGCTAATTTATTGTATTATGATACAACAACTAAAGAAGTCAGTTATGGACTATTGACTACTTTTGCTAACTTGACTGGCGATACTATCAATTGTAATGCTATCACTACAAAAAGCGTCATCAGCAATTATGCACCAAATGTCAAATTGAATTTCTTTGGAAATACTGCATATTTTACTGATGAACTTGACAATACAGTATTACAAATTAGTAATTCTGGTCCATTGACTAATCAAACATACAGTGTTACTAAAGATATCACTGCTAGCATATTACCACAAGCATTCTATAGCACAGCATACAATAACGCCAATGTGCAGACTGCACAGATCAGCAGTTATAGATTGCGCGGTAATGTAGGTAATGCGTTACCTGTGCAAGCAGGCGATTATGTTATGCATATGCCTATTCTCGCATATATTGATAGTGGCAATAGTTTTGCTAAAGTTGCTGATCTAAGAGTTGATATAGAAGATACAGATCAAGCAGGTACTTACAGTGGTCGTCAGATCAATGATGTGCGCGGCGCCAACAGTAAGATTGTTAATAGTGCAAATCAAACAATATTCACATTAGACAACACTACATATGTTGCAAATGCTACTGTCTATGGTAATGGTGATGCATCATTTAAAAATGCCAACTTAGGTAATCTTGCGATTGCAAACTATTTTAGTGGTGATGGTAGTAACTTAAGCAACATAACTGCTGCCAATATCACAGGTACAGTTGCAAACGCAAATTATGCCGCAAATGCAAACTATGCCGCATATGCAAACTATGCTGATTATGCAGGCAATGTTGAAAGTAGCAATGTTAATAATGTAGCAAGCAATACACAAATATTGTATAGCAATAGTGG